GTTGCTGTTATTGCTAATATCTATCGTCGCACTGCTGACTTCATAGAACATACCATCCAAGAGAACCGTTCCAGCTGCTATTACCACGGTTTGTGCAGGAGTGCCTGAGCTTGATACCGCACAATTGCCGACCGTTGGAGATATTCTGTTTGAGTTTGAAGAGTGATAGTCGTTTACTGATACAGGTATGACCCCATTCATCAAGCCTCTTTCATTGAAGTTCGTCAGCGTGGGGCTGGTAAGCACATCAGTATCTCTCAGTCCATCAGTCTGATGCGATGCATCGGCGGCCTCATGACCCTGACCTAGACCTGCCATTATCTGACCTCCAGTAATACATCTACTTTGATTTCATTGGTCTCATCCTTGGATATGGGCATGAATGTAGCACGATATGCAGGTGAGTCAAGAGCTGTATCTCCATGCAGAACTAGCTCTTTGATAGTCTGTGACGCAGTTTGTTGCGTGTTGAACATAGCCGATACTGATATGGTTCGGTCATCAATCCTTCTGACGTTAGGATCGACTGTAATCTGTGGATTACCAGCTCCTCCATCTCTGCTTGACGAATCGCCTCCAGCTGAGCCCAAGGTCATTTTTGTTATTAGAGTAGACAGATGATCTGTCAGAGCGGACTTTATTGTATCTAGCACCGGCATTTATTTCACCACATAATATCTTGATTTTGAATGACCTATAGGCAGACTTCGCTTGTTCCCTGTCCGAACCCCTATTTTCCCCATCCCTTTTGCTTCTTTCGCACCTATAATGAATCCACGGTTATTTACTGAGCGAACTTGAACCCTGTGGACTGCATGTATTCGTATGGCTCCAGAGGTAGAGAGCTCCGCTACATCAAAGACATCGGAGGATGATTCATCGGCTGGAGACGAGTTGGCGGTAAAGGCTTGAAGGTCAGACAGAATCCCCTCAATGCCCTTGTCGTATTGAGCTATGACGAAGTTGCTCTGCAATGTGGCAAAGTCATGTTCGGCCTCGAAAACTGCGAAGTCTCCACGCAACCCATGTATGGGAAGATCAACAGAAACCATTTCACCGGGATTCACCGATGTCATCTTGAGTGCTCCCCTCACAGATATGATTGGAGACTTGTTCTCGGTTCTAGCTAATATTGACTTAGCTAACTTGATTGCCTCTTGCTTTGTTTTCAAACCGGGGATATCCTGCCTAAGCACCTTTGTCAAGTCACTACTAGCACCTGCACCTGCATCTATCCTCTTCCTTTCTGGGTCACTGATAGATACATGCACTCTTTCGTTCAAGGCCAAATCATCACCGACCACAACCACCTCATTAGGCGAGTCAATCATTCTACTGACTCCGACCTCTTTGGCCGCACTGCCCATTCCAATCTTACTGCCTCTGTTGTTGAAAATGTTAGAACCATAGATTAAGCCACCATTTTTCTCATTTACTAATTGTTTACCATCTAGCTGTGATAGGTTTCTGATGACTTCCATTATGCTTATTCCACGAGTCTTTCTAGCAACATATGTCTTAGAGTGGTCATTGATTATTCTCAGGGATGGGTGGGCTTTCAATGTCTTCGACACATCTCGGTCATTTGCTACCAGTGCGCTAGTAGGTGTGACGTTGAACCCGGTGAGCTCTGGCCCAGCGTCATCGAGCATCATCAAAGCTGCATCGGATGTCCTAATGCCTATGAAACCATACTGACCTAGCAATACTCCTGTATCAGTGTCAATGCCCAAGTCTGAGAGATTGTCAGAAGCTATGTTCTTCAATACTAAAGATGTGGTTGATGCTTCTATCTTTGTCCCGGCCACCCTCAAGCGAAGACCCTCACTGTCAACAAGATATGGAGGGCTGTATGTTTCAGTGAGCTCTTTTCCATCAGCTCTAATCTTCTGTATTGATGTCCTGATGTTTTTCACCTCTACAATATTCTTGCCGTTTGTAATCTTCAATGGCTGTTGACTGAGCATTATGAAATCGGACGGATCATATTCTAAGAGACCACGATACGACAAAGCGGTTTCTTTGACCGTGTCCGTCGAGGTATCATACCTTCTCCAACTATCGGACTCGATCTTAGCCATGACAAGAGCATTGTCAACAAGCGTGGGGACTGTAGGATAAGGGAGAGTTATTGCACGGAAATCGTTTATCGAAGATGGAGTAGTCACATCGGTAAAGTAAAGTGTCTTTCCTACCAAGTCGCCAACACTGGTATGGCCGGTAATAGCGTTTGCAGATTGGGTTAGCTTGTTGCCACTCTTTGCAGAATATGTGAACGCACCCGAAACCCCAGATATGAACAGCTTTCCAGATGAAGGCAATATGCTAGCATCATCTAAGACGATGAAGGTGGAGCCAGCTGTGTAGTGAGACTTGACTTCAAAGTGAGGGAATAATCTCATCATGGATTTCAGAGTGGTGTGTGTGACCTCATCTTCCAAACCGTGCTTTGCGAAGTCTCCTGCTATGCCAGAGCCATCTACCTTGTATCTAACTTGACTCTGGTGCAAAAGCTCCCCTCCGCCCGGATGCGATGTCTGAGAGTATCTGGCCTCTATCTCTGGATTGAACGTACCATCCGTAGACCTCCTTGCCGAATCAGACTTGAAGAACTGTAACATTGAGGCCGTAGGGATTAGGTGATATACCACATCAAATTCATTAGCATCAGGATAGTCTATGGTAAAGGCACCCTCCGGTGAACCCACAAAGCTACTGTTTCCAAGCCCCTCGTCCACATTGACCTCAAACACACCATACCTTGAGTCTCTAGTGAATGGCTGGTAGGCTATGTCGTCTGAGTTAGTGGTCTTACATCTAGGCCCGTGCGTCCAACCGTCTTGTAACAAGCTAGACGCGAAGCCGAATAGCTTCAATGGTCTCATCGGCCTTACAATGTAATCGACAGATTTTCTTCTTGGATGAGATGGCATAGCGTTTCCGCTAGTTCCGAATATCTCTGTAGACATAGAGCCCTCTTCCGTTCTGTTCAGATACGTCTTTCTGAGTATATACACACCTCCCCATGGCGGAAGGTCAGCTGATCCTCTCACCGCCCATGCATCCAAAGCATGTGTGTTAGCAGTAATTAGAGGCTCGGCTGGACTGCCTGAAGCACCTTTCGCATCATTACTATCCGGACTCCAAGTTGGTGCTACATATTCGTTAGCGTGAGTTACTGTACTACCTGTCCCTCCATCAAGAGTGAAGCCATCTTTCTCAAGCTTAGTCTTATTGACCCATGACGGAGTAATCGGATAGTGTTGACCAACCGCTAGATCACTGTTAAGAGAAGCTGCCTTAGTTCCTATTACTTGATATTCCATGGTTTGATTGTTTATTCTCTCATTCTCTGTGTTTATTATCAAACCCAATCTAGGTTCTGTTCTTGATTGAACCTGTCTATGTTCGCTGACCTCAGAAAGAGGTATAGCTTTGACAGTCTTAGTAGCATTAGTAGATGAATTGTACGTTGCCTCGCCCCATCCTGTGGTCGGATAGTGTGTTTTCTTTTCACCACCCGATGCAGCCAAAGGCCTCATGGCTGAATGATCTAAGGCAGAGGCGTTTACGTGTAGGGCGTTCCCTCTAAGGTGATAAAACGTACCTGACACACCAAAGGTATTGCTTCTAACAACAGCAGACTTTGACTGTGCCTGTGAATAATTATTGGAGCCGGTGTATTGATACAGGTCTATGAAAGGGTCTGAACCTTTATTGTGAGGTCTAGCTTTTAGTGGAACTTCTAGGAACTCGTTCTCCCAAAGACCAGCTGGCATTGACGTTGGAAGAGTCATTCCTCCTGACTCAAGGCCCAGCGTTGCGCCAATCCCTATTGGAGATTCAGAAGATTCGACTGGAAGATTAGACCTTCTCACTATACTAGAGAACGGAGACGCATCGGCTGTATGGCTGGACATAACCAATCCAATTGGTATTGACCGCTCTACACCTGAATAATCCTGATCGAAGAACCAAGTAGCCCCATATGTCGTCGCGTCTGGTATCTTTTGCACGGAGTCGTGCACTCCTCCATCGAATCTAGCTTTGCCATAGACACCCAAAGTGTTGGTGCCTTCATTGGGGTCTCCAGCCAACATGTCCAAAGCATCAGAGGCGGTCCTGACACCATATGCTCTAATCGGCATTCTCCTGCTCATATCATATGCGACCATACTATCCAAGACTGTCACATATTTGGTGAAGCTCACACTGTCAGAGTCATTATCGTAATATATGCACCCACCTGTTCTTTCTGGATTGATGCCATCCCCTATTCCCTCTCCTCTGGAGTATCTTATATTCTCATATTGTTTTAGTAGACGAAGAGTTCCGTGAGCTTCTCTAACAGTAGTATGACCCATAAGAACAGCATTGGCACTACGCAACCCATCACTATTGCCATGTCCTCCAGCGTTCAAACCATTATATCCATAGTTCTGTAACCACTGATTCACATATAGTCTTTCGATTGCTTCTGCATTTTCTGCTTGCGCTGTTGTAGTGGGATTGGAATGATTGCGAAGATAAACGCCTCTGACGGGAGGATAGTTTAGTGAACGAGGCATTCCAGCCTCTCTGTATCTGAAAGTCATGTAGTGTTCACGGACGGTTCCAAAGAATGCCGGATGATTGTATTCAGCCAGCCAATTGCACAAGAATGCATCTGGTTTCGCGCCCGTTCCGGTGTCTTCAGCCTTCAACAAAGCCAAATCTGCATTAGCGACAGTTATACCACCGCCACCTGCTGTCCTTGCACCGAGGTTGAGGTACTCTGGATCATGACAAAGCAAAGGAGGAGTAGTAGCCAGCTCAGTGGAAATTCGTGACACTGAGACCCCTTCCTCCTTTCCGGTAACAAAGTAAGCACTGCTTCCAGCATAGGACAAAACAGGCATTGGTGCCCCTCCTCCGAGAAGATAATCACCAAGCAATATACCGTTTATATTGGCTTCTGACGCTGTATTATATCGAGTTGCGCTTGGTAATGCGCTGGCAAAAGTTAGCTTGGTAGGGCCGGCCACAGAGAACGATACGTTCTCGCTAGGGGCCGCTCTTCTCACTTGATGACCCACTCCAAACGTCTTAGTATGCTCCTGACCCGGTGCAACAAGGTAGTCTAAATCATCTCTAGGGGTTACTGAGCTGTATGTAGTTTTGACATCTGGTAGCCTGAACCCCTTTATTTCATCCAATGGAACGCCATCAGACGCAAAGGAGCCCGTAGAGTGGTCATAGCCGGTCTGTCCCTTTGTATCAAGCGTATCAAGCTCAAAGACGGTATTTGAGGATGTACTCTTGCCCGACCCAAAGAGAGTGTGCTTGTGTTCTGTTTCAGCCTCAAACAGAAGTGAGTATGATGAACCGTGCGAGCGATGTAGTTGTCTCCTCAAAGAAGCGGGAGTGCCCCTGTGAGTCATGGGAGTAACAAAGGAGTGCCCTTGCCTTCCAAACCTGATTCTGTGATGAGGATAGGCATTGCCACTGGGATTCCCATTGTTGGCCTGTGTGAGCACAGAACCCCTCTCTGCATGGTCTGTGATCCTGTGCGCCGAAAAGAGGCGCGTAGAGCCACTTGGAACAGCTCCAGCGGTAGTGTGGGGGGTGAGGCCGTGTTTCGTGCTTAGATCGGGATGCAATAGCCTCTGTACGTGGAAAATGAGCATACGGTCGTGTGTGTCAAACTGTGAAGCTGAGTTAGATGCCTCAGCAACACCCGGTTTGCGAGGGTCTGGTGGATCGATGCCTCCCATCCCCCAAGTCATATTCGACCATGCTTGGACTCTGTCATGGCCCGTTCTAACGAACACACCGCCCGGTATCTCAGATGGGTCGGGGAGTTGTATCTCCATGTTAGGGGCCAATCTGCCATCCGTAGTGGACGGTCCTGTGACCTCCTCTCCCGTCACTAGGTCTTCTCTCGTGTTCTGCACCTTGTAATCTCTGATTACCACACCCCACGGTGAACCACCGGATAGGGTCAATATGTTCCCTTGGTCGTCCTTTGTTTCCAAATCATCAAAGACCATATTCTCGTTGCTTATCTGTAAGCCCCTCACTTTGGTAGTAGTATTGAGAGACTTGGCTGTGAATATGGGACGTGGTGCGTAGTTGGTGTTATCATATTTCAG